CCATCACTTCCATAATCTGGTAATTCATAAAATCTTTTACACGCGATGCCTGTTCTTCACGGGCCGCATCTTGCAGACCAAGAACTTGTACCTGAACCGGACCCCCAGCAGGAATCAACTCTTTGTATGCCTGCGCCTGAAACTGAGTCACACTCTCCGAAATCAACGGATGAGTAACACCAGAAGAACCCTCAAAAGGCTGAGTCCGCTCTTCATACTTAACACCAAGTTGGTCCAACCCCTTTGTGTACGTCTCTTCCCACTCAGCACGAGACTCCATATCCTCCTCATAAGAAGCCCGAAGATCCGATGATATCTCTCCTAAATAACCTTGATCTAAAAAATCAGCTAAATTATCACCATGCGCAGGCTGCGCAATGGCAGCCTCCTCCATCATAATCCGTTGCGCTAAACTCTGCACAATCGCACCACCCTGACCATCGTCTATAATCTCCGCCCCACCCGAAAAGTCTACAGGCTGTGGAACAGACACATCAACCGACGCCTCCGTTGACATCATGTCTTCAGGACGAATCCCAGAATCTACAATCGGTGGCAGTGCCATTAGTAATACTCCCGCTTACGACGATACTCGTCGTGTTCTTCGTCTTCACCATGCAAAGAAACAAAGCCCCCCTGCCGAAAACGCATCAGTGCTAACGTCATACTATCACAAAAGTCATCATGATCTCCATTAGGAAATGAAACAACCTCTTCTATTACCTCGTCAGCAAACTTCTTGTCTGTTGGTGCCCATACTACACCAGCTTCAAATAATGGCGCAACCATGTGCATTCTGGTTATCTTATCCTTACCTTTGCCCGGAGAAAAGCTAAGTGCCGGAATACCGCGAAGCCGCAACTCGTCAATGAGCGGTGCACCCGACGCTTTTGCTTCGACCACAACCATGTCTGGCTCCCAGTATTCGTGTTCCTCATGAGCAATCTCCTTTAATTCTGGAAAGTTCCACCGACCACGCCGCGCATCCATCAAAATTAGGTGATCAGAACCACCCTCCTCCGGCTCAAACACGCCCCACGTCGTAATCGCGCTGTAATCTGCACTTTCTTTCTTGGAAAAAGCCGTGTCATACGCCTGAATAACGTATTTTACAGTAGGAATCTCCGCCTTCTCCCAATCTTGCCACCATTCCCGCTTGATTATCGCCGCATCCGATGTTGTCGGCGTCTGCTGCCACTGCGCATTCCATTTTTGAACAGGCAATGAGGCTTTTATGCCTAATAATGCGTCTTTTGACCAAAATTCAGGCCATAAAGGGTTGTCAGACGGCAAAATTGCAGGAAATTCCACCACTTCCCACTGATCAGCCATAAGATCACTACCCTGTGCAGCCATCAAACGACCCGTTAAGTCCTTCTTACCCCATCGAGTCATAACAATTATGATCGCACCACCCGGTTGAAGACGCTGACGTGGACCAGAAGTGTACCACTCATACGCATTATCAAATGCGCTCTCACTCATAGCGTCCTGTTCCGAGTGCGGATCGTCAATCACAAACAAATCCGCACCACGACCCGTTACCGCAGCACCTACACCAGCCGCAAAATACTCACCGCCCTTGTCCGTCTGCCATTTTCCCGCGCCCTTGTTGTCTTCCTTCAAGTTAGTATTAGGAAAAACATCCTTGTATGCCGGATCATCAATTAAATCTCTCACCTTTCGACCAAAACGCACCGCCAACTCCGTGTTGTGCGTGGCCTGAATGATCTTTAACTTCGGATTTCTGCCTAAAAACCAGGCAGGCATTAAAAAACTAGCAAACTCTGACTTAGAATGACGCGGAGGCATGTTGATAATCAACCGCTTCAACTCCCCACGAGCAACCTTCTCCAACTTCTCCGCAATAATCCGGTGATGCCGACCCTCAATAAAATTTTCATACACATGATGCGCAAAAGGCATAAAATAATCTTGAGCCTTTTCACGTAAATCTAACTTCTTTTTGGCCTCAGTTAAAGCCAATATCTCCTTTAAAGCTTCTTCTGGGAGAGCTTGTAAATTCATCCGCTCATCAAATCTTCAGAAGCCGTGGTTGGCTCCCCAAATACCGGACCTGTAGGTGTTTGAACCACACCAGGTATCGGCCTGTAAAAAGAATATAACCCCGTAGGTTGAGGCTGATAATATGGCGCAACCACAGGTCGCATAACAGCACCACCAATACCCGCAATACCAGAGGTATAACCAGGAACAACCTCACCTCTCGGATCCTCATCATCATCATCTCTAGGAAGTGGAGTATAAGAAGTCGGAGGAACCGTAACAACTTCCGGCACCACTGATTGTACCACTGGTTGCACTATCGGATCCTCCACCAATGGAAAGTTATTAAACGGCTCTGTCATCAACTCATCTGGTAAAGGTTGTCCTTCTTCTACATCAAGTACGTCATCGTATTCTATAACATATCTCGGAACAGTCGTTATCGTTCCTGTTGGCAAAGTATTAACAGTGACCTGTACACCACTGTTCTCCACCGTCGCTGTGTTGTTCACACTCACGTTCTCTGTTTTGCTCTCACCCGTTACATCATTCTCAGTAGTAACCGTTGCGTTACCGTTTTGGTCCGTCTGAGTTGTAATCGTTACATCACCCACTTTCTGCTCTGTTTTGTTATTTATGGCTGTAATCTGTGTTTGTTGGTTCTGCTGCTGGTTCGTCGTCTGCTGCTGGTTCGTCGTCTGCTGCTGGTTCGTCGTCTGCTGCTGGTTCGTCGTCTGCTGGTTCGTCTGCTGCTGATCCGTCTGCTGGTTAATTTTTGTCTCTGTGGCATTGTCGGTGGAATTAACCTCCACTGTGACACCACCGATATCAAAAGTTGTTGATCCGTTTGTTTCTACGTTTGTGGTTGACGTAGCTCCCGTAACATTGTTCGTTGTGTCTATTGTTGCAGTGCCGTCCAGACCAACCGATGTCTTAACCGTCACAGTGTTATTGTTAGAATTAATTACGTTCGTATCACCAGCCTTAGTTACCGTCGTAGTTTGACCCGTCTGAGTCTCGCCCGTCTGAGTCTCGCCCGTCTGAGCGACATCATCCCCACCTAGCAAACTCTCAGATGCCGTTTGATCATCACCCTCCTTGAACGTGTCATCATCCCCACCTAACAAATTCTCAGCAGCTATCTCATTATTCACTGCTGCTGCCGCATCATTTTCTGCGCCAAGATCAACAACCGTCGCCCCTGTTTCCTTCACTGCATCTGCATTATCTTTCTGAACAGCATTGAAAAGTTTAATCAATTCGGTAGAATTGTCCGCTATATTTGTTGCATCCGCTGAAAAATTTGTGTTTTTATTTCTTATGATAAAAAGAGGATTAGAACCCGCTCTTCTTATAACTGAAATATCTGAACCTTCCTTACCTTCTTCAAAGTCCGCAATATCTTGAATATCTATCTCACCGCCCGTAGGAGAAGAACCAAATAATAAAGTTTCTCCCGGCCCTTGTTTGGCAATGTCTCCTGACTCAGAAACAAATAAAGTTTCTCCTGCCTTGTTTACAAAAGTCTTAAAATTCTTTTCGCTCTCCAAAAGCTCAGAGGCAGTCGTGTTGTTAAATCCCTCCGTTTGTAACTCATCAATGTCCGTAAAATCCGTGGGAAAAGGGCTGACAGGACCAGAAGGACTCTCAACAATACCAATCTTGTCATCCCCCGACGCAATCACATTGCTGACCGCGTTGTCATAAGTAGCAATGTTCTTCGCTGCGTTTGCTCCCGCAACCGCCGTGTCCACAGTTACCCCCGCTCCCGCACCTACAACCGCTCCCGTGATAAAGTTTCCAGTCGCGTCTTGAAAAATATTAAGCCTGTCATCTCCCGTAAGACCAAGAACACTATTCACCGCATTAGATACAAACGCCGATTCCGCTACCTCTTGAGCACCCTCGCCCAAAGCCTTGCCTATCTTACCCTTAATAGCCGCGTCCGTCGCACCCGTCGCAGAAACCTCAAGTATCGAACTCGCTAAAACCTCGTTGGCAAAAAACTTTAATGCCTCATCCTCACCTATAACCCTAGCAACACTCAAAAACTTCGGATTGTTCTGTAATTTGCCCTCATCATACAACGCCTGAATAGCACCATCCGCCTGCTGCTTTGCCGCAACCGCCGCTTCACCAGCGCCAAGAACACCAATCGTACCAAGGACTAACGGATTACGAGTCACTGCCATCGCAGCAAGATCAACCAACTCTTCCCCAAGCTCTTGACCAGTGCTTAAAATAACTCCTAACGTCGTTCCTTGAATCTCTAAATCTTGAGGCAATGTCCCCAAAATAGCAGAGGTGTTCTTCTCTGCTATCTCCCTTGGAGTAAGTATCCCAGCTTGAAGTTTGTCCCCTTGTGCACTAATAAACTCACCCACAGTGCCAAGAATACCCTGCTGATAGCTCACAAAATTCTTCGCCTTTGTAATTAAAGGATCGTCCAAAACTAAATTGTCACTCGTGTCAGCCCCACTCGCTAACGCATACTCAGACACAGAATAAGTATCGTCTAATAAAGCATTCTCTACCGCACGAAGAGTCTGATCTTTTATTATATCCGTACCCTGTAAACCCTGACCAATACCCGTCAACATACCAGGAATATAAACACCCGCAGCCAACCTAGCAGCATTCGTTAAATCAGCACCTACCGACTGTAATCTGGTTTGACCCTGAAACGCAGGATCACCAAATTTATCTGTAAGAGTAGCAATGTCTTGTGCAGACAGCCCCTCCGTACTTAACCCCGACTCATACGCAGCAATCTCAGCATCTGTAAAAGCACCCTGAAGATCCTCTCTAGTAACAATACCCTGTTGACCAGCAACCGTGTCTACATATTCCTTCAAATCTGCAAGCCTAGATGGAAGAACGTCACCAGACAAAAACGCATCACGCTCCGCAGTGTCCGCAGCTAAATCCTCCGCACTAAAATCTAACCGATCTTGTACCGTATCTATTAAACTCGGATCAGTAACAACCGTGCCATCACGAGAATTAATAATTACTCCGTCTGAGAATAACGTGTAAAAATCATCCCCAACCTTCGTACTACGACCCTGAGTCACATCCCTAGACCCACTAAGCAAATCCTCAGAACCCGTGGTAGGCACCGGAGGCAGTAAAAACGGTACATTAACGCTGTCAAAAACTAGATCCGGATTTATTGCACGCGCTAATGCAACCGACTCTTCTCCCACAATCCTGTCGCCATAATAATTGTCCCCAATGGCTGAAAGCGCGTCATAAATATTATTAATACCTTGGCTAAGATCTTTCGGAGGCAGTAATGCCAATACATCCGAATCTGTTAAATCTTGATTCGTTAATAAATTGTAAAGAGCAATCGTTTCATCTATCCCAATATCCTGCCCGAGCCGCCCAATACTGCCCGACCTTATCTTATTCGAAAGGTCTAAAAGCGCGTCATCCCGATCATCCACCGTAGTAGCCGCAGCAGGTAACGCACCAGGAATAAATGTCCCAGGACCACCAGTCGATACAACGCTTTCAATAGGAGCAGCAGGTAACGCACCAGGAACAAACGTCCCAGGACCACCAGCCGGAATAAACGTATCAGGCACAGAATCTATAGCATCCGTCGCTAACCGATTAATCTCTTCCGTCGTTAAAATAGGAGTGCCATCCAACGTCTCTGTCGTAACCACAGGTAAATCTAAATCCCCAGGTTGAGCCACATCCGTCGCAGCAGGCAAAGAACCAGGAGCAAACGTCCCAGGACCACCCAATGGAACCGTCGTACCCGTCGTAGGCGCTAACTCCGTAGTGTAAATATTTCCATTGTACTCAAACGTCTCATTCCCCGCAGCACGATTCTCCGCAAACGCCTCGTCAAACGTCTTCGCCGTAGCCTCCTCCGCAGCAGACGCATCAAAAACACCCGTCTCAGCATTAAAACCAATCGAAGGAACATCATACGACTTCCCCGTTAATAAATCATTTATAAAACCACTAAAAGTAATAGCCTCAACGTCCGTGCTACCACCCGCAGCCTCTACCTCACCCTCAAAATTCTCAGCAACATAATCAGATACACTGCCACCAAACGTCGGACCCTGACGATTATCCGCCGGATCAATCGAATAATCACGACCCAAAGTGTTGCCCGTCTTCGTCACAACATAATAATCACCACTCGCATCCTGCTTAATCGTCCCAGCTTCACCAGCCGTGTCTATCGGATCAAACCGATCATCACGCGAAGACGCACGCTGCTCACGCTGAAACTCCTCCTCACCCATGTCCGCGCGACGCTGCGCCTCCGCAATCTGATAAAGCGCGTCCTTCCTCGCCTCCTTGTCACTCGGTAAAACAAACGTCCCAGCAAGCATCTCTAACGTCCGGTCATTGTTACGCTTGAAACCCCTAAAATCCTCCTTGGTAACGTTCAACACATTCCCAAACGCATCCTCAACCGTAAAAGACGTCGTGTCCCCATCCTTGTTCTTGTTCTCACTTAAAACAACCGTCTCAGTAACAGGAGCAGCAGCCTCCCCAACAGTCGAAGCCAATAACGCATCCGCAGACGTAACACGACCATCATCATTCAAATCCATCGTCGCTACATCAACATCCCCTAAACCAACAGACGCCTCCAATATGTCACTCGCCGTAACCGACTCCCGCTGCAAAACCTGTAACGCATCCGCAGAACTAAAACGACCATCATCATTAATATCTAAAAAAGAAGAAATAGAAGGAGAACTTAAATCAATACCCGCAGGATTTATACCAACAGATAACTTCAATAAATCATCCGAACCTAAAGACCGAACATAATTAAGATCAGAATCAGGAAAATTAGGATCAGCCCCCCCAACTAAACCTACATAAGTATCCCCATCAACATAATACCGAGTCCCATTAGCTAACTCACGAATCTCCATCAATACCTCCTAAAGGTCCATGGCCCCATAACCACAATACAATAACCCCAAACGAAAATATACCCGCTATTTTTTCTCAACCTTGCCAGCCTTCCTGTTCCGACGAAAACTACGGTTCCTCCCCCTGTCCAAAATACCCAAATTACTAGAAGAATTATCCCTCGGATTACCATTCCGATGCGTCACATCCTTACCATCACCCTTCTTAACACGACCCTTCTTCAACATAACAGCACGAGCCGCGTTCCTCGCCGCCCGGTTCTTCTTCTGCTTAGGAGAGGAATGATAATTGTCATACTCGGACCTATAATTACGTGTTGCCATGGATGTTCTCCTTATGTTCTCAAATGAGATTATACACGAATGAATTTACAAAACCAACATTATAGGACAGTACACCGCACATACATCCCACAAAAAGGGGGTGATGGGGGTCAGTGTTTAGAAGAATATCAATAGGTATTCGGCGCAGTAACCCCTAACACATGGTCATAGTAAGAAGGAT